CCCCAGGTCCGCGCCCCTCAGGTCAGCGCCCCTCAGGTCAGCGCCACTCAGGTCAGCGTGCCTCAGGACAGCGCGTTCGCCGCCTTCTTCGCCTTTCAGCCATTTTCCGTGCTTATCGATGATCTCTGCCAGCTTTGCCTTATTCATGTTTATTGCCTCCCTCTGTGTTCCTCTCAATCCACTCTTCCAGCCCCCGGAGAGGGACGCGGATCACTGTGCCGATCTTCACGCTCGGCAGCGTCCCGGCCTTGACCATCCGCGTCGTCGTGTAGTAACTCAAACTCAGCATCCCCGCCGCCTCCTCCATGCTCACCAGCAGCCTACTCGCCATCGGCAGCTGGTTCTCTTCCTTCCTCGGCATCGGCATTGATTCTCACTCCTTATCGTGCTATAATGTGTAAAACCACGTTAATCCGCATAGAAAGGTCGGCTGTCCATGTCACCCGACACCCTGTCCGCCCTGCGCCTCCTGCACGCCCGGAGTCTGCTTCTCGAAACAGATCGTCCGGACTGGCTCTCCCTCGACCGTCTGCTCTATCTGGAGGATCAGCGCCTCATCCGCTCTGTCACTGTCTGTCCGCCCGGCAAGGAACCCGAATTTCCTCGCGGGCTGATCGGCTACGAACTCACGCCTGCCGGCGAGGACGCTCTTGCCGAGTACGAATCATCTGAACGCCAGCGCGCCCAACAGGAACAGAATCAGACATTGAAGGATGCACTGGAGGGTAAACGTTGGCGTAAAGATGCGCGCCGCTCTTGGGTGCAATGGACAATAACCACAATCATCTCGCTCGTGTCCTTTTTCGCCGGCGCAGTAACCGAAGTGCTCACAGGCTTTGTGGAGTGGATACTTGCGCTTCTTCATTGATTCTCACCTCACTCTCAGAAAGGATGGTCCCCCATGCGTAGCTTGTGCACAGATCGCTTAACCTCGGCCCTCCGGCTCATTTCCTCTTATGGCTCGTACGGAATGCGTGAAATCCTAGATGACCGCCCGCCAATATTCGATTATCTGCTATCAGCTCACCTAATCGAGGCTGTTCACTCTGATCCCAACTGGCCTGATAAACTATACTGGGTATTGACCGATGCCGGAAAAGACGAATTAAAGCGTATCAATAGCCGAGCCAAGCGTCACATTGCCCTCGTCGGTTTCCTCGCGTTCAGCGTAGTGCCGTTTTGTTCTCGACTTTGTATAGGCCTCAATATCCAATCATCACTAGCTGGTTATGTGATATCCGTTGCCATAACCATCGGCATGCTTGGCTTGCTCTCGTTCATTAATCTAGTGGAATCATACCTGACAGACCATAACAAATTCGTTTCAGGAAAGCGTTACCTACTTCTCTGCGTCCTCGTCTTGGCCATTGTCTTTCTGAGCGCTTTCTTGTTCGTCGGCCCTTTTACGAAGAATCCTTCTTGACTTTCGGTGCGCAAATATTTACCAATTACAGTAATTATTTGCCTTGTCCAGCGCAACATATTGCTGTATAATCACTTATGTCCTTCGAGACAGAAAGGGGGCGGTCTCATTGACCAAACTTTTGACCTCTCCTGTTCCGATGCCGTAAGGCGATGATGCAGACGGACGCGCGGGGCTGATACCGCGAAAGTGACTCACTCATCCACAGAAGCAATCGTGCTATGGTTGTCCGATACTTCGCTGCGCAAGGGTTACGCCACCCTGTGCCATTCGGGCATGAACGGCAGACCATTTTCCCAGTAGCTTGGTATCGGTGCAAGTGGGCATCGGTGAAAAATTTCCAGCAAATCACGTCGGAGATAGCACCTCCGGCGTTTTTTGTTTGAAAATCCGCCGTCCGCATCATCGCCTCAAGCACCTTTGTCAGTGCGCATAAACAACTCATCGAGCGGCACACCGTCGAACAACGTCTGCATTTTCATCATCTCATCGATGTTGAACTGCGTCTTGTTGTTGAGCTTGTTATACAGCGTCTTGGAGTTCATTCCGAGTTCCTTGCTGAGCTGTTCCATCGTCATCCTGCCATGCGAAGCCATTTCGCGATAAATATTCGGGTACATACCATCCCCCCTTTCGCCCCTGTTCGCGATTACAAGCATATTATATTCCCCTGTTCGCGATTTGTCAAGGCATTTTTTGCCCCTTTTCGCAAAAATATTTCTTGACAAGCGCAATATTTTTCTGTAGACTATTAACTGTACCGGGAACAAAGGAGGGATTCAATTGAATTTTTTGGAAAGAATTGATGAGCTGCTTAGAATTCGTGATCTTAACAAGAACCAGCTTGCTGCTCAGACCGGTATCCCTGTCAGTACGATTTATGGATGGTATAAAAAGGGTTATGGAAGCATCACGCTCCCTACGCTTCTTAAACTCTCGGAGTTCTTCGGATGCTCAATGGAATATTTGGTCAACGGAGCTAAGGATATCCAGAAAACTCCTTCCCCCGCCGCCCTCGACGTGGCCCGCCGCTACGACACGCTGTCCGAATCAGCCCAGAAACTGATCTCCGCCGTCGTGCTCTTCGAATCGGCGGACGTGCCCACCAAGAACAAGGTCATTTCCATTCTGGTGGATCACTCCAACGAGGTCCTTCAAACCACCTCGTTTGCCTCGGCAGCAGCCGCCTCTGTGCAGATCATAGATGAAATGACCGCTACTCCCGCGGAAGAAGCAAAATGATGTTCGCGCCCGGCGCAGCGCCTCTGTTCTCAAGAATCACGCGCTTGCCCGGGTGCACAGCCCTCAGAATGCAGTCCGGCCCGGGAATCTCAGCCGCCATCCGCTTGAACGGGTATCTGGTGTCCGTAGTCATCTTCATCGGGGTCAGCTCCTCTCGTTTGATCTGGCTCCAGCGTAGCATGTCGTTCGGAATCGCGCAATACGCAGCTTTAATGCACGGCTTTTGTGCATGAATAACGCTAAACCCTGCACGGATAACGCTCCTACCGTCACATGTGCAACCGTCATATACGAAAGAAAGCCCTGCATAGATGCAGATTTTTCCATCATTCACGCAGGATTCATATACAATTTGAACAAAGAAGGGATTTGATTTTGTGATAGAGCGCATCGAACAGCGTCGCATTGAACTCGGCATGACCGTCAAACAGTTATGCGATATCTCCTCCGTGCCGGAGGCTACCTACCGCAACATTTTGAAAGGCCGCAGCGAGAAACCCGCATTCGACACCATTCGCAACCTTGCGCTCGGCGTGAAAATCTCCCTGGATGAGCTGATTGCCGTTACTGATGACGGCGCTCCGGCATTGGTGCCAGCCGATTTACAAAACATTAACCATGCACCAGCCACCACACAGGAGCTCGACAGCGCTTTAAGCATCCTCATGCGTATCATGGAGGGCAACAATCAAACTTTCGAGGAGGCTATCAAATCCAGAAACGAAGAATTTGAACGCGCACTCCTCTCCCGCGACGAGCAGTTCCGCCATTCACTTTTGTCCAAAGACGACCAGTATGAGCGCGAACGCGCTGAACTTATTAATACCATCCACAACAAGGATAAATGGATCCGCTGGGAATTTGCACTGATCTGCGCCCTGATCACCTTCCTCTGCATTATCCTGCTGATCGATGTGCTCAACCCGGACGTCGGCTGGATCCGCAAAGCGCTGTCTGACATTTTCGCCTTGAACTATGTATAATAAAAAATCCCCCTCGGTGCCGCAACACCGAAGGGGATTTATACGAAGGAGTCTTTTGATATGCGTGCTGCCTTATACGTCCGTGTTTCGACCGATGAGCAAGCCAAGGAAGGTTTCTCCATAGACGCCCAGCTCAATATCTTGTCTGCATGGTCCCTTGTCAAAGGGTACGAAATCGCCGACCGCTATGTTGATGACGGCTACTCTGCAAAAAACCTGAACCGCCCGGCCATAAAGCGTCTGCTTGACGATTGCGAGGCCGGCCTGATTGACGCCGTTGTCGTCTGGCGGCTTGATCGCCTCTCCCGCTCCCTGCGCGATATCTTGTCCATTGTAGATGATGTATTCCGCGCAAAACACATCGAGTTTATCTCCGCTACCGAATCAATCGACACATCTTCCACTGCCGGCCGCCTCACCCTCAACATCCTCGCCTCTGTCGCGCAGAACGAGCGTGAAATCAATGAGGAGCGCGTCCGCATGGTCTCCATGGAGCTGGCCTCCCAGTGCGTCCACATGGGCGGCGTCCCGCTCTACGGCTACTCCGTCGGCGAGGATCGTCACTACCTGATCAACGAGGCAGAAGCGCCTGCTGTCCGCATGGCGTTTGAAATGCGCTTCAATCGCTGCGGCTACGGCGAGATCATTACCGCGCTCACCGACGCCGGCTACCGCACCCGCAAAGGTCAGGTCTTCACAAAAAACGCCCTGCATGACATGCTCACCAACGAGAAATACGCAGGCGCCTACGTTTACAACCGCGCAGCGCCCGCCTCCCGCGACGGCCGCCGCAACTCCCACGCCTCCAAACCCGCTGACCAGATCATCCGCATTCCCGGCGGCATGCCTGCTATCGTCTCTCAGGAGATCTTCGACGGCGTCCAGCTGATCATGAAAGCAGACAAGCACTCGGGTGGCGGCAGAGCACACGCCAAGCGTATCTATCCCGCATCAGGCCTCGTTTACTGTGCCGTCTGCGGCTCCAGCATGATCGTAGACGCCGTCGGGCGCAACCGCAACGGCACCTACCAATACTCATACGGCTGCCGCAATAAGTGTGTCAAGCGTATCCGCAACGAAAAACTCCTCACCCACATATTTGACTTTCTCGACGAGTTGACCGCTGACCCGCAGATCATTGCTCAGGCCGCTAAAATCGCAAACGAAACCGCCATGCTTGAGCACGCGGATATCCAGGCATGCGCCGAAGCAGCCAGCGCACAGCTTGCCGATATCGACGCAAAAATCGCGTCCATCATTGAGTTTATCAAGGTCGCAGGCGCAGCCGCTCCCGCGTCTCTCGCCGCCGAACTCCGTGCGCTGGAAGCAAAAAAAGACGCCTGCAAATACGACGTCTCTCTCGCCTCTAAAAAAGCAAAAGCCGCCGACGCCGATTCGATTTATCAGCGTCTGGCAGCCGTTGCCCTACTTCGCAACGCCGCTCCGTCTGAGCAACGCGCCGCTATCCAGCGCGTCATTCACGCCATCCATGTGCACAACGACGCAATCTGGATTGATGTATCCCCCGGGACAGGGGAACTCATGGTGGAGGCGACCCATCACCAGTCGTTCCCCTGTCCAACCCTCACATTTTCCATCAATCGCAGCTGACATCACCAATTATACCACATCCACCAGAAAACCCCAAGCCCTCGCTTGGGGTTTTTCCTATCTCATGTACATCTCCTGCATAACCTTGACCTCTGCAGTCTCGTCCGCAATCCACGCTTTTTTGTCGTGTACCATGGTCTTCATCGCGCCCATTAGTTCGCCGCCTCCGCTGGCCTGTTCCAGCTCCGCGCAGAAGCGTTCCAGCAGCCGTTCGCCGTCCGCGTTGATTTCCAGGTGCTTCTTGCTCATGGCGCAGCACCAGTCCGCCGTCTCCTTGTTCCACGCCTTCATCTTGTGGGCCTTCTTGGCGTACTTCTCCGCCTCGTCCACGTTGCCCTTCATCACGTCCAGAATCCACATGATCGTCTTGATGTGCATCAGCATTTTATCACGCTCCCTTGATATATCGATATGCCGCCTCCACATCTGCCTCGCTGAATGTAACAGCGCCCATAAGCGGTATCGCCACCGTTGCGCTGCCCTTCCGCGCCTGAGGCAGAATGTATCTGTACACGGCGTCCACATCCACATTCTCGCCGTCCACAAGCCTGAACGTCTTGGCCATCTCGTTGTCCAGCAAACCGCGGACATATGCGTCAGCACGGTCCGCCAGCATTGCCACAGCCGCACCGGCGATCCAGCCCTTGAGGCTTCCTGCCATCTTGCCCACCAGCTCGTTCTCCGCATACATCGCCAGCCCCTGCACGACCTTGGTATAGTGCATCATACTGCCACCTCCATATCAAAGAGGCCGACGGCGATTGCCGCCGACCTCTCGCTTGTCAGGTTAGGTTCCGTTAGCCGGGGCCTCTGTGGTCGGAGGCGTGTAGCTATTGTACCGAGGCATCATCTCGGGACAGATGCTCGTGCCCGGAATGACCAGCTTGGTCAGGCCATTGAGGGCCGCGATCTGCTGAGCCATGCAGCTGATCGTGCCGGTCTGGGCGGTGTTCCAGACCGCCTGTTCGCACAGCTTGCCGTTGATGTGCTCGATCTTGTGGTCGAAATGCTTGTACACCTCCAGCAGCTTCTGGTCGGTGTAGGTGTTTGCGTCGCGCAGCTTGACCTCGGTCTCCAGCTCGGCAATCCGGGCGTTCTGCTGCGCTTCGTACCGGTTCACCGGCATGTTCTCGTTGCATACCGCCTGACCGCCGAACAGGCCGCCAAGACCGCCTCTGAGCAGTTCAACGCCCAGCGCGCCTGCGCCCAGTCCCAGCGCAGTACCCGCTACGCCCTTGCTTGCAAATTCCGCCATGATTTATCCCTCCTCATGTTTGTCTCATTGTCTTTGTGGAGGGCCCTTCCACGGCTTCATTATCTCGCTTTCGACCGTTTGGCGGGGGCATGTATGTCTCTATCATGGGCACTTCCGGGCAAAACAAAAGAACCCGGGGATTTCTCCCCGAGTCCTCACAATATACCCTTGATCCTGTCCAGCCGTCTGGCAGCTGTGCGCCGGTCCATGTGTACCGCTGCGCCGATATCAGCCCACGCTTCGCAGTCCAGAAGACGCATGCGCGCGATTTCCCGGTCTGTCGGGCTGATCCTCGCGTTGTCTATCCGGGCAGCCAGTTCAGCACGTCCAACGCCCGGGAAAGGATCTTCCCTCATCCTATCACCGCCCTACAAATTCTCCTTGTCGGTCGGGTTGTTCACGATACCAAAGGCAATCAGCACCGTGCCGATGGCGTCCAGCACGGTCTTAAAGGTAGTTTCCTGCAGGCCCCACGCCTCGGTCAGGCCGAACGCGCTCAGGATCACCCAGATAGCGCCGGCAACGGACACCCACAGCGCCCAGCTTCTGAATCTGTTCTGCTCCATGTTTCATCTCTCCTCTCTATAGTCCCATCTTCGCCAGCAGCACGCCCACCATGGCCGTCAGCACCAGCTTGAACACGATATCCACCGCGTTCTCCCACTTTCTCGCGGGCTTCTGCTTGATCTCATCCAGCTCTCCGGTCAGGCTGCTCACTTTTTTCTCAATCCGCGCCTGTCCGTCCGCCAGCGTGCCGATGGTCGCCGTCTGCGTCCTCAATACGTCAATCAGCGTGTCCTGCCTGTCAACGCGCCCGAAAAGCGTCTTGATCTGCTCCTGCTGGGCAGCCTGCGTCTTCTCAAGCCGGATCACCTCTTCTGTCAGCTGCTCGTTCGTCAATGGTATCAGCCTCCTTCCGCCTTGAAGGCACCCTCACTCACGAACCGCACTTCACTTTTATACCGGATCGCCTTCCAGCCGTCCAGCCGCACCTCCTGCACCATGTCGCCCGGATGCAGCACGCCCACTTTGCTGTATGCCGTGCCCGGGCCGGTCCGCACATTCCAGTTGTCATCGTCGAGGACCGTCAGATTGCCGCCCTGAGGCTCGCTGACTGCCGGTCTGTCGTCGCCCAGCGCCTCGATG